GGTCGTGTTCCCGGGCGGACTGCGCTCCCACGGCGTGGTGCTGGCGGTCGAGGATCGCCGCTACCGCCTGACCGGGCTGGAGGACGGCGAGGTCGCCCTGTTCGATGATCTGGGCAACATCATCAAGCTCGGCCGGGAACGGATCGAGATGACTGCGGTGACCGAACTGCGGGTCGAAGCGCCCAAGGTGGTCGTGCAGTCGAACAACGTCCGGCTCGGCGAGGACGGCGGGCAGCCGGTCGCCCGCGTCGGGGATGATGTGAACCTTTCGACCGGCAAGATTGTCACCGGCAGCAGCAAGGTGAGGGCAGCATGACGGATCTCGCCCTGATCTGGAACGCCGATGCGGCCGCCGCCGATCTGCTGCTCGGCAGTGGCCAGCTCGCCACGGATGCGGGCCTGCGCACCGCCATCCTCATCTCTCTGTTTACCGATGCACGCGCCGCCGATGATGAGCAGCTGCCCGAACCCGGCTCAGGCCGGCGCGGATGGTGGGGCGATGCCTTCGCCCGCGATGCCCGCCCGGATGCCGGCACGGCGCGCGATGCCAACCGGATTGGCTCGCTGTTGTGGCTGCTCTCGCGCTCGAAGATTACCCCGCGCGTCATGGCGCAGGCGCAGCAGGCCTGCGAGGAAGCGCTCTCCTGGCTGCTGCGCGACGGTATCGCAGCGGCGGTGCGGGTGGTGGTCGAGGCACAGGTGCGGCCCCAGCAGCCCGCCTCAAGTAGCGCAGCGATAGGCAGCCAAGGCGTGCCCGACCTGCTCGCCATCGCGGTGGAGATCGACCGGCCGGGCGGTCCCAACCGCCAGCGCTTCGACTTCGCCTGGTCGGCATCGACAGCCGCCATCACTGCTATCGAACCGGAGCTCGCCTGATGCCCTTCAACCGCCCGACCCTCAGCGAACTGATCGACCGTAACCGCGGCGATATCGAAACGCGGCTGCCCGGCGCTGACAGCGCACTGCGGCACTCGGTGCTCGATGTGCTGGCGCGGATGCATGGCGGGGCGATGTCGGGTGCCTATGGCTATCTCGACTTTCTCGCCCGCCAGATCCTGCCCGACACCGCTGATGGCGAGTTCCTTGCCCGCCATGCGTCGATCTGGGGCATCCGCCGCAAGGCTGCCGTCGCGGCCACCGCCACAGCCATCGCCACCGGCGTTAACGGGACAGCCATTCCGGAAGGCACACAGGCGCTGCGGATCGATGGCCGCGCTTACCGGGTCACGGCGGCCGCGACGATTGCCGACGGAGCCGCCTCGCTGGCGCTGGAGGCGGTCGATGCCGGGCCTGAAAGCGATCTCACCCCAGGCCCGGTGCTGACGCTGGCGAGCGCGATTCTCGGGGTGAACGCGGCGATCACGGTGAGCGCGGGCGGCGTGGCGGGCGCGCTGGAGGAGGACGATGCCAGCTTGCTTGCCCGCCTGCTCGATCGCATCCGCACCCCGCCGCAGGGCGGATCCAGCAGCGATTACCGCGCATGGGCGCTGGCGCAGCCGGGCGTCACCCGCGCATGGGTTTACCCGGGCTGGATGGGCGCGGGCACGGTCGGGGTCGCTTTCGTCATGGACCAGCGCGAGAACATCATCCCCGAGCCTGCCGACATTGCCGCCGTCCAGGCCGCGCTGGATGGGCTGCGCCCGGTGACCGCCGAGGTCGTGGTGTTCGCCCCGACGCCCGAGCCGCTCGATGTGGTGGTCCGCATCGCCCCCAACACCCCGGCGGTGCGCAGTGCGGTCGAGGCCGAGCTGGCCGACTTCCTTGCCCGCGAGGCCGAGCCGGGCGGCACGATCTACCGCAGCCGCCTGTCCGAGACGATCAGTCTGGCCGAGGGTGAATTCAGCCACTCGCTGGAGCTGCCCGACAATGACTTCACCCCGCCGCCCGGCCACATCCCGGCGCTCGGCACGGTCACTTTCGTATGACCACGGTGGCGATCGCCCGCAGCGAGGCCGATCACGCGCAGGCTCTGCGCCAGCTGCTGCCGCGTGGGGCGGCATGGGACTTTGCACCTGATGGCCCCTTCGCTGGCCTGCTGGCGGCGCTCGCGGCCGAGTTTGCCCGGATCGATGCCCGCGCGCTCGACCTGCTCGACGAGGCTGATCCGCGCACCGCGCTGGAAACCCTGATCGACTGGGAGCGGGTGGCGGGCCTGCCCGATGCCTGCACCGGCGCACCCGACAATGTCGGCGAGCGGCAGGTCGCCTTGCTCCAGAAGCTGACAGGGCTCGGAGGGCAATCTCCGGCGGACTTCATCGGGCTCGCCGCCCGCATCGGCTTCGAGATCGACATCGAGGAGCACCGACCGTTGCGCGTGGGCTGCCGGGTGGGCGATGCCTGCAAGGACGAGGCCTGGGCGCATGCCTGGACGGTCATCGTCCAGCCCTTCGACGGGGCAGGCCGCCCGGTGCTGGCGCTGGCGCACTTCAAGGTCGGCGATCCGGTGGGCACGCGAGTGCGCGGCTTCGGATCGCTCGATCTGGAATGCGTCATCCGCCGCGCCGCCCCGGCGCATACCAACGTCATCTTCGCCTACGTCATCGAGCGCGAGCCCGATTTCTGGATCGATTTCACCAGCTGAGGAGCAAACCATGCATCGCATCGACACGAGCGGGAACGTCGGCAACCGTTTCCACCCTGGCAACCCGGCCACCGGCCAGCAGGCCACTCTGATCGACCAGGACTGGCTCAACGCTGTCCAGGAGGAGATCGTCAACGTCATCCTTGAGGCGAACATCGACCTCGAAAAGGGCACCAACGACCAGCTCGCCGCGGCAATCGTCGCACTGATCGCGGGCGTGGTGGGCGATGGCAGCGGCGCGGTGCCGACCACCCGGCAGCTGCTGGTGGCAGGCGGGCTGCTGGCCGGCGGCGGCAACCTCGCTGCTGACCGCACCATCACGCTCACCAAGGCGACGGTCGGCGAAGTGGCCGCGCAGGTGCGCGATGATGTGGTGGTGACGCCGGCGGGGCTGGCGGGACTGGTTGGCTTCTCGACGGTTGGCGGGGCGATCATCGCCTCGCTCGGCAATGGGCGGATCGTCGCCTTCACCGCGACGGCGGGCGCAAATGGCACCACTGTCATCACCCTTCCGGTGACCTTTTCGGCTCCGTGCCGCGCCGTTTGCTCGGGCGGGTTCAATGACAACAATGCGCAGGACAACCCGCCCCATGTCAGCGGCACCGGCACCAACAGCGTCTCCGTATTCAGTTCGCTCGATGTGAACACCACCATCAACATCATCGCTATGGGAGTTGCCTGATGCGCATTTTCTTCGACGCGAACCCCGAGGACGGCTCGGTGCGGTTCTATCATGAGGCCCATGACGGCCCGCGCCAGCTGCCGACCTGGAAGAGCGAGGCTGAGCGCAAGGCTGGCAAGCGGCCGGTCATGGTCGACAACCCGGCATCGCGGATCCCTGCCGGTGCTACCGAGATCAGTCAGGCGCGATTCGAGGAGCTGATGGCTGCGCAGGCTGGCGGCGCGGTGATCGTGCTGCGCGGCGGGAAGCCGGTGGCGACACCGCGCGTTCTCGGCGAGGAAGAGCAGCGCGCTGCAATTCGCCGCGAGCGCGACAGACGGCTGGCGGCGAGTGACTGGACCCAGCTGCCTGACAGCCCGCTTTCAGATGAACAGCGGGCCGAATGGGCGGCTTACCGGCAGGCGCTGCGCGATCTCGACATGGGTGGCGGCCGATGGCCGAAATCGCCCGCGGATGAGGGCACCGTGTGATGGCGCGCCGCAAGCAGGAAGCCGCACCGGCCCCGACCACTACCGCCGAGGCAACCGAGATGCTCAGCCGCTTTGTGGCGATCGAGCGCCAGAAGCTGCTCGAGCGGCTCGGGGCCGAGGCCAAGATCGACGGCATCGAGTTCCTGCGCGATCGCAAGATTGCCATGCTGAACGAGGAGGCAGCCCCTCTCTTCGCGGGCCTGAAGGCTTGGTGGGAGACCAGCGGCAAGGCCGATCTCGCGAAGGGGAAGCGCTCCAGCGATCTCGCCGGTGCGAAGATCGGCATCCGCCTCACGCCGCCCAAGGTGAAGCCGCGGCGCGGTGTGAAGCTCGCCGATATCGTCACCTGGCTTCAGAAGCTGCGCTGGGCGCGCAAGAAGGAGTTCCTGCGGCCGAAGGTCGAACTCGACAAGCAGGCGATCATCAAGGCCGTGATGGCTGACCCGAAGATCGCAGCGCGCTTCGAGGCCCATCTCACGGTCGAACAGACGGACGAATTCTTCATCGACACCGGCCTCGACGAGGAGGCGCTCAAGAAAGAGATCGCCGCCTCCTAAACGGGGGTGGCCGGGGCGCGCCAACGCCCCGAACCGCGAGACGGGTCTCTCGCACCTTGGGCCGTCATGACCGGCCCGTCGGCTCCCCCGGCCGCAAGCGGCGGAGCCAGCTAAGGTGTGACACGTGAAAG